TTATGGCAACAACGGATAAACCGATTGCACTACAGTCCGAAATGGACAAAGCAGCTTCATCATTTGAAGGATTTTTAGCACCTGAAGAGGAGAATGTTGAACCCCAAGAAGTTGAAGTTGAAGAAGCCGAATCTGAAGAAGAAGTCGAAGAAGTTGAAGAACTTGTTGATGATTTAGACGATGAGGATGAAGAAGAAGTTGAACAAGAAGATATTGAGGAAGAAGTAGAGCAACCCCAACTTTATACAGTCAAAGTTGATGGTGTAGAAACAGAGGTCACGCTCGAAGAACTCCAAAATGGTTATTCTCGTCAGCAAGATTATACGAGGAAAACTCAAGAACTGTCTCAACAGCGTAAGACTATTGAGCAACAGCAAGCTGAGTTAACTCAAAGAGATGCGATTTATTCTCAACTGCTACCTAAGATGGAAGCACAGCTTAATGCTGAATTAGGTGATGAGCCTGATTGGCAGAGGTTATATGAGGATGATCCAGTAGGGTATGTTAGGGAAAAACAACTCTGGGATCAGAAAAAAGAAAAGTTATCCGCAGTTCAAGTTGAGCAGCAAAGACTTCAACAAGAAGCCATAGCTGAACAGCAAAAACAAATTCAATCTATGGTTGAAGAGGGTAACAAAAAACTTTTAGAAATAATCCCTGAGTGGTCTAAACCTGAAACAGCAGCTCAAGAAAAAGCTGCTATTAGACAATACGCTATCGATGTCCTTGGTTATTCACCACAGGAAATGGATCAAGTCTATGACTACAGAGCTTTGATTGGTTTAAGGTCTGCATGGCTTCAACATGAAGCTGGACAGGCAACTAAAAAGAAACCAACACAAAAAGCAGCTGCCAGAGTAGGTAAACCTGGTTCAACAACCAGAAAAAGGTCAGCAGCTCCAGAGAAAAAGTTGCGTCAAAGGTTAAAGCAGACTGGTAAACAACAGGATGCTGCAAAATTATTTGAACAGCTATTAAAGTAAGGAGAAAATATAATGGCAAAAGTTACAAATGCTTTCGATACCTATAGCGCTACTGCTGATAGAGAGGATTTAAGTAATATTATTTACAACATATCCCCAATGCAAACTCCATTTATGAGTTCTATCGGCACTAGAAATGTAAAAAATGTTGTCTTTGATTGGCAAACAGAAGTTCTTCCAACACCATCATCAAGTGGTGAATTAGAAGGTTTTGAACTTTCCAGATCAGCAGCTCAAGCAACTGTTAGAGAATCAAACGTATGTATGATTTCAAAAAGAGATGCAACAGTTTCTGGTTCACAGGAAGTTTCAGACGCAGCTGGTAAGAGATCAGAAATGGCTCACCAGTTAGCTCTTATGGCTAAAGCTCTTAAGAGAGATATGGAAGAAGCTCTATGTCAAAATGGTGCAAAAACAACTGGTAATGCTACAACAGCTCGTGTAACTGGTGGTTTTGAATCTTGGGTTGAAACTAATGATTCAAGAGGTTCTGGTGGTTCAGCAGCTGGTAACGGTGCAGCTCCAGTAGACGGCACACAAAGAGACTTAACAGAAACTCTTTTAAAAGACGTATTACAACTTTCATTTGAAAATGGTGGCGAACCATCATTAGCAATTTGTGGACCACATAACAAGCAAGTTATTTCTGGCTTTACAGGTAGAACACAAGCAAGACAAATGATCGATGCTAATACTGTTGAAGCATCTGTATCAATCTATTCATCTGACTTTGGTGAGTTACAAATCGTACCATCAAACAGATCAAGAGAAAGATCTCTACTATTGGTTGATCCAGAATATGCAAAAGTAGCATATCTAAGAAACTTCCAAACAGTTGATATTGCAACAATTGGTGATGCAGAAACCAAAATGATTGTAGTTGAGTACGGTTTAGAAGTATCTAATGAGAAAGCACACGGTATCGTGGCTGACTTAAACGTATCTTAATGATATTTATGGGCGGGCTTAGTCCCGCCCTCTTTTTATGGCTAGACGAACTATCATAGATCACAAACTTGGTTACAAACATGAGTTTGCTACTGAGGGTGATAAAGTTGTTTATCACACTACCCAAGACGTGCAACCAGTCTTAGAACACGTCAAACAATTAAGTTACAATAAACCAGGGAAAGATTTACGTCACGTTGCGGAAGTTCCTATGGTAATATATCAACAAGCCATGCGAGAAGGCTGGGCCAAGGACCAGAAGGCATGGAAAAAATGGTTGAACAATCCAGATAATAAATTGTTCAGAACATGGAAAGGTAAGGTATGACATATTCAGAATTAAAAACCAACATAGCAAATTACTTAAACAGATCTGATTTAACAGATCAAATGGATATGTTTATTGATAATGTTGAAGGCGAAGTCAACAGAAGAGTAAGACGTAAAGAAATGATTAAAAGAGCAACAGCAACGGCTGATGCACAATACCTATCACTACCTAACGATTGGTTAGAAGCAATCAATGTTGAAATAACATCTAATAATTTTTCACCAATCCTACAACAGTCTATTGAAAGTTTAGATATTTACAGAAAATCAATTAATAACAAAACAGGACAACCTGTGTATTTTGCATTTGTGGACGATACAATGGAACTTGCACCTACCCCTGATGCTAGTTATACATTACAATTAACATATTATGGCAAGATAGATGCTTTGAGTGATAACAACACAAGCAACTTTCTTTCCAATAATCATCCAGACGTTTATCTGTATGGTGCTTTAAAACACGCTTCTATTTATTTAATGGAAGATGAACGAGTAGCAATGTTCTCACAACTCTTTGAAAAAGCGTTAGAAGAGCTTAAAATGGAACAAGAAAAAGCAGAATTTGGCAAAGGCTCTCTTATGCAAAGAAGAAGGTCTTATGGCAAAGCTAAGAAAAACGTTTATTATTGGAGTAACAACTAGGAAGTATTATGGCAGGATTTTCAGATTATTTAGAGGACAAAGTTTTAGACCATGTATTTGGTGGTAGCGCTTACACAGCACCATCAACATTATATGTGGCATTATATACTGTAGCACCAAGCGATACAGGCGGTGGTACAGAAGTTTCAGGTGGCGCTTACGCACGACAAACTGCTACATTTTCTGTTTCAGGCACAGACCCAACAACAGCATCCAATACTGCTGCTATAGAATATCCAACCGCCACAGCAGATTATGGTACCGTTGTTGCCGTTGGTGTTTTTGATGCTTCAAGCTCAGGCAACCTACTAGCTTACGCTAACCTCAGCACATCAAAGGTCGTATCTTCAGGAGATATATTTAGATTTAACACAGGCGATTTGGATATAACTCTGGCATAACATCATGGCCACCATAGGCTACGGTAGAGGGTTTTATAGCAGATCCAAGTGGAATGATTTAGATGGCCAGTTTAGTGCCACAGTCTCCGCAACCACAGATTTTTCCGCAGTACCAAGACAGGTCAATACTGGTGTTGGTAATATATCAGTAGTTTCTAATTTTATAGCAGTTGGGACACAAGTTGACTTAGCCTTAGCCACCATTGCAGCAGTTTCTGATTTTGATTCACAAGGCTTTATTAAAGCAGGTGGCGCATCCGTTATTGTTGGTGTTAGTGATTTTGATTCAACAGGGTTTTTAACATTAGGTGGTGTTGGTGTTGTGCCAGGCGTTAGTGATTTTGACAGCACAGGACGAGCAACTTTTGCAGGCGCTGGTATTTCCAACCAAACAAGTAGTTTTTCATCACTCGGTAGTTTAAAATGGGAAGGTGAGACTGTAGGAGCTGATATATGGACACAGCAGACAGTATCAACAACATGGACAAATCAAAGTAATCCAAGCACAAGTTGGGATGAAAAAGATAAACAAGAGGTAGCATAAATGGCAGATACAACAACAACCAATCTTAGTTTAACCAAACCAGAACCAGGGGGTTCTGAAGATACTTGGGGTGATAAGCTCAATACCAACTTAGATACTTTAGATGCGATCTTTGGCGCAGGCGGGACAACCGTATCTATGGGTAATGTTTCTGTCGATCAGTTGGATCTAGGCGACAACGAAAAGATTAGACTAGGTGCTAGTCAAGATTTAGAAATCTATCACGATGGTTCACAAAGTTTAATTTCGGAAACTGGTACTGGTAACTTATCCATAAACGGAACAAGCATTAATTTCAATAATAATGACCTTGGTGGTCGCTATGCTGAATTTGTTAGCAATGGTGCAGTTAATCTTTTCCACGCAGGAAGTAAAAAGTTTGAAACAACCTCATCAGGGATAGATGTTACTGGTTCTATGACTGCTTCAGGAATTGATAATTTACTTTACTTACAATCAGGAGCAACAGGTACACCAACTCTTAGATTTGAACAAGGCACTACAAGAAGAGCATTTTTAAGATATCAAAATGCTGGTCAGTTCGACATTATTAATGAGTATGGTGATGTTGCATTATGGACTGGAACAAGTGGTTCTGAAAGTCAAAAAATGACTGTAAAACAATCAGGCAACGTCGGTATAGGAACTACTTCGCCAGAATCAACTTTAGAAATAGCAAAATCTGACCAAACCAATGGTGCTACTTTAAGCATCACTAATTCATTTATTGGTAATAATTGGGAAGCTGGAGATACAGTAGGCACTATTAACTTTAGAACTGATGATTGGTCAACATCAGAACCAATAAGAGGACAAATAAAAGTATTTGATGATGCTTCTAATGGCACAAATACATATCCTTTTGCAAATGCTATGTCGTTTAGCACAGGTTATGTAAATACCCTAAATGAACGTATGCGAATAGACAGCTCAGGCAACGTCGGCATCGGAACTACTTCGCCGGGAACTACTCTTCATGTTGCGGGTGCAAAAACTAATTCAGATATATTAAGAATAGCAAACACACAAAGTGCTGATTATGTTCAAATAGGCATGGTACAAACTGATACAGATGGCACTCATCATAGGGCTTATATACAAGCAGCTAGAGATGCAGGTGGTGGTCAATATTCAGGTCAACTTAAACTTATGACCAGAGCTGCAACAACTGGTTCTCAAGTTGAAGCTATGACATTAAGAGAATCAGGCAACGTTGGTATCGGAACTACTTCGCCAAGCAGAAAACTTTCTGTTGTAAACGGCGTAGCTGGATTTGGCAACGGTACTATTGAAACTATTATTAGTTATTCTGACCGTGGTATTTTTGGAACTCAAAGTAACCATGATTTAGAAATACGCACCAATGGCTCAGAAGCCATGAGAATAGACAGCTCAGGCAACGTAGGTATAGGTCAGTCTACAATTATTGGCTCATCATCTGGTCGTGTTGCTTTAACAATGGGTGGTTCGACTTCTTCTATTATTACTTTTGGAAACAATGGAACAAGATGGGGAGGCATTTATGCTTCTGCAACCGACTATAGTATCTTTTCTGATTCTTTAATGCGATTTGAAGCAGGTGGCTCTGAACGCCTAAGAATAGACAGTTCAGGCAACGTCGGCATCGGGACTACCACAATGCACGAACTATTTAATCTGTCTGGTACTGATGGTTCACGCATTTCTTTTGAAGACCAAGGAACTCGCAGATACACACTAGGTAATGAAGGTACTGCATTTAGCATATACGATGCTTCAGCTAGTTCTGAACGCCTAAGAATAGACAGTTCAGGCAACGTCGGGATAGGAACTACAAGCATTGATGAAAAGTTGCACGTTGAAGGGTCAGTTAATAATGCTGACGTAGCTATTAAAATTGAAAATAATTATGATGATAATTTATCCACATCAAGACCTGCAGCTGCTTTAAAATTTGTAACAGCAAGTAATAATGGTCACTTGAGAGTTTTTGGAGCACCTGCTGATACAGCAGCAAATCACCAAATAGATTTAGGAAGTACAGCAGGGGGTTCATTCATAACCTTGAGTCCTTCTGATGCTGAAGCCATGAGACTAGACAGTTCCGGCAACGTCGGCATAGGAACTACTTCGCCTAGTTTTAAAATTGATGTTATAGATACAGGCACACAATTAGGAAGCACAGGATACTATGCTAATTCTAGGTTTTCAGATTCATCTAATGCTGGTGTATTTTTAGGTCATAACGATACTGCTAATGGCAGTGGGATGATTGCAGGTATTAATAAACTAGCTTTCTTAACTTATGGCACAGCTTGGGGCGAAAGAATGATTATTGACGGCTCAGGCAGATTAGGCATCGGCACGACTTCGCCAAGTGCAAAACTAGACGTTGCAGGTGAAGCTTTAATTCAAGGGCGTTTACAAGTAACATCTTCTGCACCCGAAGTGTTATTTAGTGTTCCTGCTGGTGGTTTAGACAGTAGAATACATAATGATGGTTCAGGCAATTTTATATTTGGAACAGGTACAAACAGCACAACTCCAACAGAACGCATGAGAATAGACAGTTCGGGCAGATTAGGCATCGGCACTACTTCGCCATCTCATAAGCTAGATATTGTTGGCGGTGGTTTAGAAATTACACAAGAAGAAACTACTGATGCGATTGCTATCTTAGATTCTAATAATTCAAATACTAAATACTTTAGTATTCAAGGTGATAATGGTGAATGTAATATTAATAACCCAGCAGGAGACCTTATTTTACAAAGAGGTGGTACAACTAGATTAACTTGTACTTCAAGTGGAGTTGCTATTAATGGTGCTTTATCTAAATCATCAGGCTCATTCAAGATTGACCACCCACTCAAACCAGAGACCCATCATCTTGTTCACTCGTTTGTGGAAGGCCCACAAGCTGATAATATTTATAGAGGTGTGATTGACTTGCACAAAGGTAGGGCTACTATTGATTTAGATGAATGGTTTGGTATGACAGCAGGTACATTCTTAGCACTTAATAGAGATATCCAAGCTTTTGTTAATAATGCAGATACTTGGGATTTAGTCAGAGCAAAAATAATGGGATCGCAACTTGTTATTGAATGTCAAAACCCAGAATCAAATGCACAAGTATCTTGGTTAGTGATAGGTGAACGACAAGACAAAGAAATACATGAATCATCACTAACAGACGATCATGGTAAGATTATTATTGAACCAGAAAAAAATATAGAAAACTAATGTATAATTTAACAAATATAAGGAAATAACTATGCCAGCATATACAACGAATTTAAACTTAACCAAACCAACGGTCGGTGGTGATACCAACGTTTGGGGTGGTTATATCAATGGTAATTCAGATACTGTCGATGGGATCTTCGCTGATGCGGGGAACGGGACCAGCGTTGGCCTTAACGTTGGCTCTGGTAAAACTCTAACGGTTGGTGGCACGCTGACATCTTCAGGGTCCGCTAGTTTTTCCAATATTGATGTCAATGGCGGTGCAATAGACAGCACACCAATCGGAGCAAACACCACATCAACTGGTGATTTTACCCAAATAACAGCTACTACAGCTTTTTTTAGAACCAATGCGTTGGTGGTTTCAAATACCGATAAAATTGGTATCGGTGTCACAACACCTAATTATTTATTAGACATTGCTTCAGCATCAAATGGCGATATTGTTAATGTTTACACCACAGGGACAGAAGCTCTTGTTCGAGCTGACACCAGCGCAAGCAATCCAGTTTCTTTTGGTGCTGACAACGCTGGCGATTTTATTATCAAAACAGGCTCAACCCCAACCAAAAGATTTTCGATAGGAGATACTGGAACTGGTAGTGTTACTTTACATACTGGTAGTTTGTTTCTTGATACTGCAAGTGCTGGTATTTATTTAAAATCACCAAATGGCACAGAATTTAAAATAACAGTAGATAACTCAGGGAACTTGGTTGCTACCGAACAATAATATATAATCACAAAATAGGAGTAAATATGGCTATATCATACGAATGGAACTGCAAACAGGTAGATTACTACCCGTCACACGGTGATGAATCAGACGTTGTTTACAACGTGCATTGGCGCTTAAAAGGCGTTGATTCAGAAAATGATTCTGAGGGTAATCCTTATTCAGCAGAAGTGTATGGCTCACAGTCTTTAGATGTTTCAGATCTTTCTAGCTTTGTTGCTTACGCTGATTTAACAGAAAGCGTAGTACAAGGTTGGGTTGAAGCAGCTATTGGTTCTGACGAAGTTGCTAATTTAAAAAGCAACTTAGATGCACAAATCGCTGAACTAAAATCACCATCATCTGTTTCAGGCACAATAGGAAGTTAAGTGAATGGCATTAATTCCTATCACCCCACCAGCAGGTATCGTTAAGAACGGTACTGATTATACTAATAAAGGTCGTTGGGTTGATGGGAATTTAGTGCGTTTTGAAAACGGTTATTTAAAACCTATTGGTGGTTGGGACTTACTAAGAAACACAGCATTAGACGGCACACCCATAGGGATGTATGCCTATACCGACAATAGTGGTGAACCAGTTTTAGCGGTTGGCACACGAGAAAAAGTCTATGTCTACTACACAGAAACCTGGTACGACATTACCCCATCAGGCTTTGTCAACGATTCAGTCGTTGGCACCACAGGTTTTGGTTCTTACGAATTTGGTGAAGAAGATTTTGGTGACGCTCGCTCAACCTCAACACTATCTTTTCCCACCAACAGCTTTACTTTTGACAACTGGGGTGAGGAGCTAGTTTTTTGTTTTGCTGGCGATGGCAAGCTTTATCGCTGGCAACCCAGCGCACCAAGCACGATAGCTTCAGCGATTTCTAACGCACCAACTGGTAATATCGCAACCGTAGTGTCCAATGAACGACATTTATTTGCCCTTGGCTCAGGTGGCGATCCTCGTAAAATTGCTTGGTCAGAACGAGAAGATAACACCAACTGGACATCTTTGGCCCGTAACACAGCTGGTGACATTCAAATCCCCACAGGCGGACAAATCCTTTACGGTCTCAAATACAAATCCGATATTATTGTTTTTACTGATATTGGTATTAATAGGGTCTACTACTTAGGTGCGCCTTTTACCTACGGTATTGCCGAAGCAGGCACGAATTGCAAAGCTATCTCCGTGCGTTCGATCGTTCAGGCGGGTGATTTTGTTGCCTGGCTGGGTGAAAACTCTGTCTTTGCGTATGATGGCACGGTGAAAGAAATCCCGTGCGAGGTGCATGATTACATTTACAACGAAATGTCAGAGCTATACAGAAAATCATGTTGGGGTGGTCACAATCAAAACTTCAATGAGATCTGGTGGGGTTTTCCATCAGGTGCTAATCAAACCACACCAAACAAATATGTTATTTGGAACTATCGAGACAATACTTGGTCAATAGGCGAATTAGACAGAAGTTGCTGGGTCGATCAAGGTGCGTTTGATAAACCAATCGCTGGCGATTCATCTGGTTTTATTTACGAACACGAATCAGGTGTTTTAACAGGTGAGCTAGATCCATTCTGTCAATCAGGGCCATTAGAAATAGCTCAAGGCGATAGGTTGGTACAAGTCAATCAAATCATTCCAGACGAAGAAGCCAATACTTTGCCTGGAGTAAGTATTAGTTTTACTGGTAAATTTACGCCATTAGGTAGTGAGACAAACTTTGGTTCGTTCACGTTTGAGAACGATGGTTATACCGATGCTCGGTTCTCAGCTCGACAAGTAAAAATGAAAGTGACTAGAAACAGTCAACAAGACTTTCAATTAGGACAAATTAGATTAGACGTTAAGCCAAGAGGTAAAAGATAATGGATTTATCATCACAACGACAATATATACAGCGTGCTATTAATGCTAAGTTAGATGTTGGCACAACAGGTTCTTTGCAAACTATATACACCTCACCATCAGGCGGTGATTTTGATTTTGCTATTGTTGAATCATTGTTAGTTGGTGATGATGGCAACCAACAGACTAATGTTGATATCGTTATTACTTCTGGTGGCACAGATCATTATTTATGGAAAAACCACAATATTAGTGCTTATGCTACCGATGAAATGTTAAGTAGAAGTTTAATTTTAACCGCAGGTGAAATACTAAAAATACAGGTCAATCACGCTAATATTAATGTGACAGCCAGTATCGTTGAATATGCCAAAGGAAACTAAGACTTGGGAAAGTGAATGGCCCAGATGCAAACCTTACATTGAGAAGGCAGTAAAGTATCAAGATTCCTATACAATAGAGGATATAGAAGATAAAATAAGGCAAGGAATATTTCATTTATGGCCTGGTAAGAAATCAGCCATGATTACAGAGTTCGTCATATTCCCGCAAGTAAAAGCCATGAACTTATTATTTTGTGGTGGAGATTACGAAGAACTCAAAGAAATGTTACCATATATAGAAGAGTTCGCTCGTAGAGCAGGCATCAAAAGACTTTATGGCGGTGGTCGTAAAGGCTGGACTAGAAAGTTAGTTAGTCTAGGTTTTGAGCCAGAACATTTAATTAGAAAAGAATTATGAGTAAAGGCAGAACAACAACAGAAACAGAAATTCCAGCATACCAAGAACAAGCATATAAAGATTTATTTTCTGCTGGTAGGCAAGTTTCAGGCTTACCATTTGTCCCATATACAGGACCTATGGTGGCTGGTTTTTCACCAGACCAATTGCAAGCTTTTGAAGCTACTAGAGGTTTGTTTGGCCAAACCCAAGCATTTAGCCCAGTTAGTCAATTACAAGAACTAGCACAAACACCACTTAATGTTAGCGCTTATATGTCACCTTACCAAGAAGCGGTTATCGACCCAGCTTTGCGTGGTATTCAAGAACGTCAAGATGTGGCTCAACAAGCTGCTCAAGAAGCAGCTCTTAAAGCTGGTGCGTTTGGTGGGTCACGAGGAGCTATTTTAGAATCAGAAGCGCAAAGACCAT